TGGCTTTCTGGAACTCGCGTTACGTCAGTAGCATTCGTAATATCAGTAAAATTAAGAAAGTAACTGAAACGAATACTATATGCTTTGTCAGGAGATGGAGTCACTCCATAACCATTACCGTGAGAGGCGAATGCAAAATCAGGAATACCTCTACCAGTATTTCCTGAGTCCATGTCGGTGTCTCTGTGGTTCTTAAGCCAGTCATCACGATCCATGTAGGCTAAGGTCTTGTACCCAGTTCCTAGACTATCGTTCTTCTGTATCTGAAAGCTATTCCAATCTACGGCCTTGAAATATTGAGGCCAAGTATATTCTTCTTGTCCGACTACCAAAGTGGCAGTGTGTTGGGCGGCATTGAAAGGCCACTCAAACTCAGACTGGTTTATTTTAGCTAGGGCTGCTTTAACCGCATCCTTCACTAGAGCCTGTACACCCCGTATAGTATTAAATTCATCCGCAGCTATCTCAACTTCGTTGAGGCGGCGAAGAACTAGATTACATAGATCAAGGTAAGTAGACGGCATAAATAAACCTCAAAAAGTGAGGGGCCAGTGCTTGACCAGCCCCTCTGTTAGTTCTAGGCTAAGTTGTAGTTCGCAGTGAACAGAGCTTCAGGGCGAAGAACTTTACGCCCGTAAAGTTGCATCCCGCGCACAACATCCGCGAAGGTTGTTTGACTACGGAAAGTTTCTGTTTTAGCGATCTGCTCCGCAGTTGCTACAGCAGAACCATGACCAGCAACCAGCACACCAAAGTTAGTTTCGGAACCCGCAGCAGCGGCTGCTCCGGCACCATTACCAAGGTATGGAAGGTTGTTAGATTTGTAGATGGAGAAACCACGGATAGTTCCGGGCAACTTACCATTACGCATCTCATCACCACCGCCGAAGTCAGAATTGATGAGCTTACTTGACTCGTCCATTAATACTTCTGCGAATACGGGGTCAATTACAAGCCACCGTCCATCTGTGTCCACATTAGCAACGTCCATCTGACGGGCAATGCGGTTCATAATAGCCAATGGAGAAGTGATACCACCAGCACCACCACCAGCGGCGATTGGGATAGAAGTAACTTCACCGTCTACACCAAGATCACTTCCACCGAAGTCTGTGATATCCAGCTTGTTCGCTGCAAGTAATTCGTCATTACCAGCATTGGTATCTGCTTTAGTACCGTTGATATCGCCAGATGCTGAACGCCGCGCCCATGAGCTTGGAGTCTTCCAGCCTGACATGTAGCCAAGTACTTCTGCGTCAAAGGTATCACGCAATTTATAACCCGCACGATCCGATGCTAAATCTTGGAACGAAACGTGGGAGTGCGCTTCCTCGATATCGTCGATAGCGAATTGAAAATATGAGGCTTGATCGACGATCATTGTGAAATCAGCGTCAGTCAAGTCTTGCGTTGATAAAGCAGTACCACGCTCGTAGTTAGTGATTGTGATATCTGGTTCTTTGATGATTTTAACACTGTCACCAAACTGAGCGATTTCACCGCTATAATCAGTGTTAGTAACTGCATCAACTACAGAAGCCTTGCGAAACGCTTTCTGTACTTTTTTAGAGTAGATAACTGGTGAAAAGTTACCTGAGTTCAGGTTAGTATAACCCGATGCCTTTGGGAATGCCATTTGTTGTCTCCTTGAATGAAATGGCTGTAAGTAAGCCTCTACGAATAGAAGCAGCTAAATCAGACAATTAAACGTCAGTGTCAGTCTATATGGAGTATCGACAAGCGGGTCCAAATCTACTGGTTAACTTCTAGTATTATTATCTGGAGGGGGAGAATATGGGGTATACTACTACGAGTGTCCTATATTCTAGTTGTTCAATGGTTTCATTATAACACATTGAGTTAGTTACTGCAATAGTTAACTGTTATAATATGCACCCTCATGGGCGCATCCGAAGGATACAGTTGATTGTTTTTACCGTCAACTATACCCTTCGACTTATTTACCGTGCAGCGCCGGAAATATCGTATGCAAATTGACCAGAACGGATAGCTTCTTGAATTGCTTCCTCGTTCTTTTCAAATTCTGCATCACTCATGTTTTGGACCATACTCTCAGAGTAAGTAGCCCGTTTGCCTGTGGCAGGGGAAGATGATGATGTTCGTCCTACTGCTTGAGCAGCAGACTTACTTCCCTTGCCTCCACGCTTCATATCAGCCTTGTACAAGTCAATTGTACGAGCCGCCCATGTAGCATCTGTGTTGTTCTTATAAACACTATCCTGCATGGCAGAGGGTTGCATAGAAACCCACTCATGGAACTTAGGGTCTTGCCGTATCTGTGCAAAGTCAGGATGCAACTTCATTAGCTGCTGTTCAGCACTCTGACGGTGTAACGACTTCTCAAACTTCTCTACCTCAGCGAGACGCTTTTCACCCTGCTGTAGGGCTTCATTCGCTCTCTTACGAGCAATCGTGTCAACGATCTTAGCGACATCTGGGTAGCGATTTGACCACGCCTCAACTTCAGCATCCGTCTTTGGAAATCTGATCTGTTTTCGGGTGGCTTCATCTAACTGCTTTTTAACCGCAGCGACTTCTTGATCCTTCTGATCACGCACAGTTTGAATGTGCCGTTGGATATCTTGATAACGCTTCTTGTAGCTTTCCTCTTCAGCATCCAACTGTTCAACAGGCTGCTCTTGTCCAACCTCTTCACTATATGTTAGATTATCTTCCGGCTCAGGAGCGCGTGTGTATTTCTGTTTCTGTTCCATAGGTTCCTCTTATGGGTCCGACTAGCGGGTATCCATGCTAAATTGTGAATGCATATTTCTGTTTTTTAAGCATTCCGGGAAGTTTGGATGTCTTAGGCAATACTTCTTCGATATCATCTAAATCATCCAACATATCGTCTACCTGAACGGCAGCGATCTCTAAGTCGATGTCTTCTGATGGAACATCTTCTTGTGTTTCGGGTGTCTCTGGGGCTTCTTCTTGTTCGGTATCGTCTTCATACGATACTTCGGCGTCCTCAAAGCCTTCGCTATCGGGTTCTTCTTGGTCAACATGATGGATCAATCCCTCAGTGTGCATGACCATAAGACCCATTTCTGCTTCTTCCTGCATACTCATAATATGCTTAAGCCCATGCCACTTAACTACGTGGGCTGGAAGGACGTATTCATCCATACTAATGTTGGCTTCTATATCATCCCGTACATTTTCAGGGTTAGAGCCAAGTGGTATGGGATTACCGCTCACATTGTCGTATCCCATAATACCGTCTTTTCCACAGCCACAGCTTCCTTCGGACATTCCGCAGCCACAGGCCATACCGCCGTGTGCCGCTGAAAACTTTTCGTCCTGTTCAGGGTCATCAGCCATAGCCTTTTGTACAGCGTCTCCCCGTGCTTTTTCATACTCAGATAGCTGGTTGTCATTGTTCAAGTCAGCTTTCTTATCGTCTCGTACAAATGCCTTTTTAGCCATTTCTAAACCTTCCTCTGTGGTTATTCCCTTAGTGTTTGAGGCCAAGCCACCAAGAGCAAAACCCTGTCCTTTAATAGATTCCCATACTGGACCCATGTTGAATCCTAGTTTTTGACCGCCAAGCATGAGTCCCATAAGCCCCAACTTACCAACCTCTCTAACTCCAACTCTTTCGCCAACAGGGATGCTGTCTAGTTCTTCATAGTATGCATCTAACTTAGACTGAGCTTCTTCAGGAGTTGTCTGGTCAGACATCTCTTTCTTGCCTTCAATTTCAATCTCTCTGAGAGTATCTACAGCACTATCGCCAAATGCCCGTTGCCAATTAACTCCAGACTTATTAGCGTTCTCTATGGCAGTCTGTGTGTCTACTTCCTTGCCATCCCATATAGTTGGGATGAGGGTTTGAGTGCCGTCTATATCAACAATGATGCCCTTCACTGTAGACAGTGTACCATCTTCGTTTTCTAACGCCTTGTTATTGGCAATGTTAAATAGGTGGTGTTCTACTAGAGGGTCCATCTTAGTATCCTACAGCGGTAGCAAAACCCCCTTGATTGAACTTATATCTGACATCGCTTGGTAAGGTTGTACCATCAGAAGCATCTTTAGGCTTTGGAGCATCCGCTTGTTTCATGTAAGTAACCCCTTTAGCAAAAGCTCTATCCCCAATAACCGTGGCTATCTCTGCGCTCTCTACTGCCTGTCCTGTAGCCATATCGACAAATAGGTGTAGGTTCATAGGATTAGTTCCTATCTGTACTACAGTATCGTCCATTTCATTAAGAATATTTCTATCTGGAACATAGTTTCCATCCACAGACATTGCGGGGAATTTATTTTTAGCTTCTGGAGTATCGGGGGCGTATTTTTTAGCTGCAATTCCCGCTCTACCAGACTGACTTACATTAAATTTAACATTCTCAACGGTGGCAGTAGGTAGATACGATAGCGCAGTGCCATTATAATTATTCTTATGCAGGGTCTGTAATTTATTCATGCCCTGTGGAGCATCTGGTATGTTGGAGTTCAAGTTTAGACGTATTCCAACTTTAGTACCCGCTTCCACTGGGCTATTTATTAAAGCATCTGCTTTGCGCGTACCCGCTGTAGCACCTTCCGCGAGTTGCTCAAGCATCTGAACATCCTCATTTGTGTATGGCTTCAAAAATGCTCCCTCAGCAGCAGCCGGATTTATACCAATCTCTAAAGGTTCTGCAAAAGCAACTGTCATCTGAGTTTCAACGGGTGGATCGTTTAGTGGTGGGCCACCATTGTCTCCAAACTTATATTGCTTACGATCCTGCCGCATATCAGAGATGTTTCTGCGATATTCATCTCGTTCAGCCTGATCAATAAGATTTGTATATTCGTTGGCTTCATCAACCATCTGTCGGTCAACATTAGTACCAAACTTGCCCATAGTTAAAGCACGTTGGTCTGATCCTAGTGGCTTTCCTTGTAGTCTACGGGCTTCAAAAAAGTCTCTATGAAGTATCTCGTAAGGTAATGCACCTAGAGTACCTACATATCCCTCTGCACCTGTGGGGCCAAACTGAGCAGAGTACGTTTTATGTTGCTTTACTGGGCCGTATAATTCAGAGCCTTGTGTGCTAATCTTAGCTACAGACGTACCTTCTAACGAAGGAGTTGTAAGTAGTGAGGGCTTTGTAATTCCTACTCTGGCATCCCCCATATTTGGGAAACCTTTTTTGGTATACTCACCTCTATTAAGTTCTTGCCAAATTAATCGCCTACGAGTTCCCGGAACATTATCAATTAAATATTGCTCTGCCCCAGAGTCTGATATTCCCGGAAAGTCACGATCTATATTAGTTCTTATCCAGCTATCTAGTTGATCAACATCAGCTTTTTTAATGTTGGGTAAATCCTGTCGGATCATATCCATAGCAGTGCTAGTCATCATGTCATTGAAGTCTACGCCCTGTGGCCCCATCGCTGTAAATATTACTCTGGGATCACCACCTTCATCCGCTATTTTTTTGGCAAGGTCCGTCTGTTCTTTTACAACATTCGGCATAGACGCAAATGCTCCAGTATAAGGATCACGCATAAAGCCATCACCGCCACCTAAGTATATAGGATTAGTAAAAGTGTAGTCTCTAGCTCCACCCTTAATACCAAGTAGTTCTTTACCTGTGTCTGACCTATCAGCGGGTAATGGTATTAGGGTAGTATCTAGTAGATCATCAATAACTAATGGTTTTTCAGGTATTAGCTCCCCAGTATCCCTAGTCTGTACCTCAATGTCTTCAATGTAATTCGGGGGCTTGTTTTCATAATAGCCCTGTCTTTTTGTTCCATCCCGCATAGTGGTTGGATCAAGCTCTGCAATTGTAGCTTTATTTACAGGCTTCTTAACTACGTCAGCACCTACGCCCTGAGCAGTGGATGGATCACGATAGCTTCTAAGAAACTCTATATCGCCGTCTTTTACGGCCCTAGCTATACCAGTAACGTCTCCTGCAAGTTGACCGCTTTTTTCAGCCATCATCTTTGTGCCCTGCATGATAGCCTTCTGTGCAGCGTCACCAGCCCCCGGAACTAACCCAAGAATAGTGCCAACGGCCCCTAGACCGCCCATTGCACCAATCAGGTAATAGTTAGGGTTTTCCTTATCTAGCTCTTCCCCAATCAATTTAACGGTGTCGTAACCGCCTTTGATGTCTCCTATGATAGGGGTGAAGTCTAAGGCTACATTGCCTACGTCTTTCCAAGTAATCTCTGGAACGTCTACTGCCAGTTTTTCTGCTTCTTGGGCTGCTGTCTCAGCAGTAAATCCCATGAAAGCATCTTCAGTTTCAACTTCAGCACCACCGCCAAATAAACGCTCATAAATGCCCATTACTTAGAACCTTCCAATACTTCTTCTCGCAGGGTCTTGAACCTACGAAGTTCTGCGATTCTGCCTTGCATGGCGCGTACAGCTTCTATCGTCTGTGCTTGTTCCAAGGCGTTGTGTAGAGAGGGTATTCGAGCTTCAGCGTACTGCATGAGAAGCTCCATACTCGTTTTATCGTTCACCAATGGAAGTAGTGAACGGTATAAGTCTTTATCCATTATTGCATTGCCCCATTAGGTGGTACTTGTTGACCTTGCTGAGGTGGTACGTTGCCGCCGTTGGCTCCACCACCAGCACCTGTAAATCCTGCTGCATCTGGCTCTGGTGCGGCCCCTGCACCTATATTGCCGCCACCATTACCTGTTGGATCAGATACTGGGGGTGGACCGCCTTGTGGTTGTTGCCCTTGGGGTGGGGCTGGTTGCTCAGGCATAAGCGCCTGTATCTCAGCCATCATTTTTTGTTGGAGTGCCGCTTCTCTTGGATCGTTGAGTATCTTCTCTTCATCCAAGTCCATAGAAGCCGCCAACTCACGTAGAATGTAATCATATTTAACAAACGGAGCCATTGCGGGGTTAGCCGTCATTTGCATAAACTGAAGCAAACGCTGACTGCGTACTTCATTCCGCATCAGGCTTTCTGTTCCTCTGGCTTTTACTTCCAAGTCTCCAATAAATTCTTCATCAAAGTTGAACTGCATATTGAATGCAAACAATGACTTACCTAGCGGAGCTAACAGATAGTCATCGATGTTACGGACTACTGCCTTAATATTCTGTGCAGCAGCACCAAGCATCATACTCATACCCGCAGCAGTTCTACCAATGCCCCCAACTGCACCAGAACCGTGCGTATAGGAAGGTATACCTGTAGCCTCATCCGCAAGTTGTCTGCTCTTGTCGAACATCATAAGTAACTCTTGGGAAACATTGGGAAATTTGGTGCCGAAGATGGCCTGTCCGGGTGCCCCCGCCTGTCTGCGGAACACTTTGCCCGGATACACAGACATGTCCTGCCCCGGAACTAAGTTAGTCTCATCTACCTCTATGAGTAGGTTTCCACTCAATGCGCCATTATCTACAGCCATTCGCATAAAGCCGTTCATCAATAATTGCGTATCGGTCATATTTTCCGCTACACCTATACCAAAGAATGAATACGGATTTAATTCGTATGGTACGGCTAGATACGGAATGCGGGTGGGAGTAAACGGATTCAGTACCAGACGTAGGATTTGACCATTACAAACCCAGATATTAACCTGTACTTCGTCTTGATCTTCTAATTCACGCGGTATTTCAATGTCAGCTTCCTCAGCCAACTCTGTATCTAGGATACCCCAGTACTCTAAGACCTCATATCGGTCCATAGCACCATTATTGGAGTCATCCTCTAGGGTATCTTCCCAGTACTCACGTATATAGTCAGAACCAGCTTCTACAGCTAATTCAATACTTTCCGTACGGAAATGCGGACGCTTTTTAAGGCTGCGTAGCTGAGAGCGGTTTAATCTGTGGCGTTGAATAGAATATTCGGCCTCAGTCATGTTTCTAGCGTCTGGATCAGGGTAAAAATCCCATATGCTGACGTATTCCACTTTAGGGATCGTCTCAAACATAGGATCGTAGTTACCGTCCTTATCCCAGCGCGGATATTCCTTGTCTTGGGCAAATGGACCCTTCATTACGCCAGTACCAAAGAGTACAGCCTCAAATGAAGTAGATCGTAGGTGTTTCTGCGCGTCAGTCTCATCCAACTGATCGTGCATCTTCTTTTCCATCTTCATGGCAGCTACTTTGGCGGGTTCAAACGTGATTGCACCCTCAATAGCACTTGCACCAAGCTGTAAATCATCCTGAACAGGGGCAAGTTTCTCTTTAAACAGCCCTAAGTCTTTGGCAATCTCTGGACGGACAATAGATTCCGGCACATCGTAGGATACACCGACTTTATCCTTAACTTTTTCACTCGTAAGTGCGTTAGGATTGTACGAAACGGCGTCTGCTACGTTTTTAGGGAACTTACTGGCCTCAATACCCAGTGGAAACTTCGATCCGGCGTATAATACGTCCACTAACTGGGCAAATGCCGCCAGAACCTTGGTTTTAGTGATCTTAACGAATGCTTTTGACTTTTCAGTGTCCGTAAATTGTACTTCAGACGAATATAAACCGCGATAATTGCGATATGCGTCCAGCCAACGGTCCTCATCAGTAAATCGTGCGTCTTTTGCACGGGTAAACTGCGAATTTACAAAGGCGACTGCCCCAGAATACGTGATGTTTTCCTCTTCTACGTTGCCATCTTCTTCCAAGGCCACCGTTTCAGCGGATTCATTCATATCTTCAGGGGTAGGTTTATCCATTAAAGCCATATTTAATACCCAAATGTTGCGTCAGCGGGTTGCCAACTCTGTTGTGGAACGCCTTTACCCCAATCGAAGGGCGAAAAGGCTCTAGGTCTACTCATAACTGCGTACCTTACGCTGTCGTATGCGTGGTCAGTGGCATATCGGGGGTCAATATCGTCTGTACCTCTTGGGTCTGACGGTAGTACGGGCAAATCTGCAATGATCTGTCTGCACGTATTGAAGAATTGTATCCCCGGAAGTTCAGTTACTTCGTCAACCTTTAAAACTTCGTGTAGTCTGTTCTTTCCTGCTATACGTGCGCCATTGGTTCGGTCACTTGGACGCCACCTACAGCCCATAGCAATCATCTCTTCGGCTATAGAAGGACCAATCTGTCCTCGATTATGCCAACAACTGGAGTCGAGTACTCCGTATTGCATTTTCTCTGAGCCTTCAGCTTCAAGTACGGCTCTAGCTAAGTCTCTGCCTGTGTGCTTACTCAGGTATAATTCCCTGTAGTTGATCAATGTGCCGTAGCTGGGATCAATAGCAAACCAATGAACAGCAGAATAAGAAGAATATCCATAATCGCATGACCTAAATCGTACCCACTCACTTGGAATATCGTAGGGTTCAATGACATGCACATTGGGTCTGAACTCTGAAAACGCGGCTCCGTCTGCCACGCCCCAGTCTCCTTCCAACAACTGCCTTCTTTGCATCTCCGGCAATGATAACAAGTTTGCTTCATACGCACCGTCCTCAGTTAAATATGGATTGTCGTAGAGTGATGCTGGAATAAATCGTCTATGGAACAGAGGTTCTCCGGCCCTAGCGTGGCCTTCTGGGTAAACTAAATCATTACCGCTATCTAAATCCTTAGCAATAAACTTTTTATTGGCGGGTGCTGGGTCAATAAACATCTTCTTAACCCAACCATGCCCCGGACCTCCGGGGTTCGTAGTGCCTCTCATATATATAGGCAAAGACTGGTCAGTTGTACGAAGTCGTGATCTCATATATGTCCACGCGAATGGACTGGCATATTGGGTCAGTTCGTCGAACGCAATGTACGTGAATGCCTGACCTTGGTATCGTAAAACGTCTTGATCCCTTTCGAGGTAGGTGAGCCAGAGCTTTGCTCCTGACGGGAACGTCCACTGTGATTTCTTCTCTTGCCACTTTGCTCCTTGAAATGCTTTGGGGTACAGTTCCTGCGATTTCCATAGGAGTTCTCTGAGTTCGTCATTCGTGCGCCTTAATATGATCCCGTTGAAGTTAGGGTTATCAAAATAGCGCATTGGGTCTGCAAGTAGTCCGTAACTCTTACCCCCTCCGGCTGCTCCCCCATATAATACTTCTTGTTCTGAAGCGGCCAAAAACTCTGTCTGGGGTCCGGCGTTTGGTGCAAATACTACTTCCTTCTTCTGTCTCTCGCTCTCAATCACAGAGAAGTCGAGATTAGCAGTCTCCAACTCTTGGGTTGGCTGTAGTTCCTCTAGCTTCTTCTTAGCTACTGTAAGGCGTCTCTTAGCGTCAGACTGTTTGCGTTTAGCTGCACTGAGCTTCTTATCAGCGGCTGTCTTAGGCTTACGCTTACGGTTAGCCTTCTCTAGTTCCTTTAATCTCTTAGAAGGATTGTCAGAGTCTTTGCCCCGTCTGTCCTTCCATATATGAATAAGACCTTGATGACTTATCTTGTCACCAGTCTTATCCGCTAACCACTCAGCGGTCTTACGGCTGGAATGACCATCCTCTAAGTAGTCCAATGCCTCTTCTACTAGTATCGCTTTCTCTTGGTCAGCAACCAATATAAGCGGATCATCTTCTGATGGCTTGTAGGCGTAGGGTATCTTAGCAGTTTTGTTTGGTCTGGCTTTGTCTAACCAAATACTCAATCTTCACTCTTCGGCGGCAATATAAACATTGCCCCGCCTGTGTTTTTAACTTCGACTTGCTCTTTCTTGATCAGACCTGTGCGGTCCAATACTTCACGGGCTGCTGCTACAGTGTTTCTAGCTCCCATAGCACTGGGATCATTAAGAACATCAATCATGCCCCAAGCAGCTTTTGGAGCGTTCATAGCGAGTGTCATTGAGGCTTTATCGTTGATCTCTTCACGTAAGGAAGATACTACGGATGATATGCTGGTTTCCTTAGAATACCCAGCCGCATCCATTGCTAAACGTAGATTACCTCGACACTCTTCAGACATCAAGGCTTCCAAGAACATTAATTGCTTATCTGTGTATTTTTTATCGTCCATGATCTACCTCAGAAATACAAAGGCTAGGCCAACTGCGCCTGTAGCCACCATCCAGAAAAATCTCTCAGCAAACGCAATCTTCTGACCGCGTACAATCGATTGTTTTTCCATCTCCCCTAAACGGGCATCCAACTTGCCTTGATATTCAATAATGTTATCCATGCGTTTAAATGCTGAAACTAGTCGTTCTTCCATACGGACCATTCCAACCATAGCTTCAGCTAATTTATCCACTTTTTCCTCAATCCGATGCAGACGATTATCAGACATGATTACCCCTTGTACTTTGCTTTGCCCCAGCTAACGCGCTTCGGACCAGTTTTTTTACTAGCTGCGCTCTTGGCAGCTTTACTCTTTGCTTGGGAAGCAGGGCGACAGGCAGGGTATCCTTTTCGCTTATCGTTCTTTCCAGAACGTCCACAGGGTTTGCCCGTCTTTACATCACGCCAATCCTCTTTAAACCACTTCTTTAAGGCGGCTCCTTTTTTAGACTTTCGTACCGCCATACTACTTCTTCTTTTTGCTTTTATTGCCCCAGTTCTTAGCACCTACTTTTCGGCACTTAGCCACAGCACCTGAAGCATATGCTGACGGCCATTTCTTGTACCTAGATTTTACTTTCCTCACACAGGCGTCATTAGCCTTCTTTTTCTTAGCAGCCATCAGATTACCATTTCTTACAGGACCAATACCGCGCAGATAATTTGTTCTTAGCTGTCGAACACTTATGTCTTGCGCGGAAGGATTTACGGGCTTTAGGATTGCTCTTACGAATTTTCATATTAGGGTCGCCAAATCGGACGATCTTCTCTGTGCCGTCCTGACAGGCTTTGACTACAAACTTCTTGCTTCCACCAGATGTACGCCGTGGTTTGTTACAGGCCATCTTCGATTTATCTAAACGCTTAGTCATGCCACTACAAAGTCCACTATCTGACCTGTAGGCGTTCTCAGCTTATTAGGGTCAGGGTTATACGCATACCGTTGGTCCACTAACTTTAGGTTCTCCACAGGGGTATGCTCATCAATGGGTTCAACTGATCCGGCTTCTCCAGCACGTACCTTTTTCTCTACAGGCTCCCCTACACCGTTCTCAAAGACAATATTCACATGAGTTTGAAACGGCATACTAGGTAAGGGCATATGGGATATAAGGGTCATCTAAATGTCCACGCCCACCAAATTAATCCTGCACAACCACCAACAACAATCAGGAACACAATACACCATTGTATGATTTCCATTATAACTGCTCTGGCTTTGGCTCTTTCTTCTGCTTCAGCCTTCTTCCGCTTACGTTCCTCAACCTGAAAATTTACCCAGTCCTGATAAAGCCCCGGACGCCCGTATAGACGCATCATGGACTCGATTTCTTTACGAGCCTCTTTAATCTTCTCAAGCTGCATGAACTCTTCAAAAGAGTCCTCATCCTTACCCAGTGCCGTAGAAAAGAGTGACTTCTTCTTTACGTTGCCTTGAGCCTTGAGAGTTTCCTCAGCAGTCAGGATAGCACCCAAGTGACGCCCCATAGAGGAAATGTCATTGCCATGCCCTATGAGAGTTTTAACTTGTGATATAGCGGCATTCGCCGCTGAAACGACTGCTAAGGTTTCTGCTAACATAGTGGCCTTGGTTGGTTATTTAGTTGGTTTAGACTGAGCCTTGCATCTCAAAGCATCTGTAACGAGTGTAGACGTTCTGAACATTCATATTACTGAGATCGTCTTTGACTTGAGCTATGCAAGTATCCTGAGAAAAGAACCCGCCACTAGTGCGAACTAAGACATCACAACTAGTAGCATCTACGGGTGAAGCACATATCAGGATAACCCCGATCCACATTACTTCTTCTTCTTAGCAGCCATGCCGCCGTACATCATCTTAGGCTTACCCTTCTTGTGGGCCATGCCACCACCCATCATGGCTGGTTTCTTCTTCTTTGGAGGACGGCCCACTTTAGAGCCGTAAGTTCCTTTACCTTGGGGCATTGCTATTCTCCTTCATCAAACTCTTCATCAAGTAGTTCTGCTATATATTGCTTGGGATCAGGGGGTACGGTTACTGAACAATCTTCAGTTGCAAAGTATCGTCCGTATCCGTCGAACTCCTTTGCCATTGGGTTACGGTCCAACTCCTGCTGAGACACTAAGCCTTCTTCTAGAAGGAGTTGGCGTATCTTATCAAACTTGAGAACTTGGCCTGTACGGGCCTGAATAGCAGCCCGAATATAGTATAGGTTAAAAGACATAGACACCTTTCATAACCTACCCCTTCATTGTAACATTAAATCAGGGGTAAGGTCAACAGCTAATTAACTGGTTTTTATACCAATGAGTTATTGACGGTTGGTTGTTTTCATGATAAAATGAAGTTGTCTTCGGGGCCGTATACTATAGTAGATGGCTATAAGCCGTTAACCGCGATATACCTTATCATATATCTCCCCGCGACTAATCCCAATATCATGTAAATCCTTGTCAGTCATATTCTGTAACAGCCAGTAATCTGCTCTGCGCTGCTGCATATGCTGTATCTTTTTAACTACCGCTGCATCCCCAGTGAAGGCATGAACCATTACGGCAAACATCTTGGTAAACATATTTATCTCCTGCTCTATATGTGGTTTCATTATACCACGCAGGAGACTTGGCGAGTACTTTCAGAGACGTATACCCGCTATGCGCCTAAGTACTTAATAGCCCTTTTAAGGCGTAATGTATTATCCTCAAACCCACCTATACCACGGTTGCAGCTATGGCATAGCCAACCCCTAAACGTATCCGTATGGTGGCAATGATCTACAACCCAAGGTCCAGCCTTACCGCCTTTACCATCTACTTCCTCAGCAGACTTCAGGCAGATAGGACAGGTGTAGTCCTCATCTGGCATACCGTACTTAGCCCTAAGATCATTGCGCACTCGACTGAGTTCGTTATTGCAACTCTTGCACTCAGGTCTAAGGTAGTTTGCTCCAGAGGACTTAGTGAATGCAGTCAGAGGCTTCTCTTCGTGGCACTTAGTACACACCTTAGAATCCCCCTCGAAAGAGGCTAGGCTAACCCATTCATCATCGAAAAGATTAAGTTGGGTCATAAGCAGAGTCGAACAGATCAGATACGTTTGCAGTACTGTCTTCTATTCGCTGTGCTTTTTCCCTCAGCTTCTCAGACTCTTTAACCATCTCGTTAGCTACTGCGTATAGCCCCCGATAATCAGTCTCATCATCTAACATATATTCAATCACTTCATATAGAGGCTTACGGATAACCTTCTCTTCAAACTCGTCCACAGTGATGTAGATCAGGAAGTTAAACATTCCGTCAACATCTACCTCAAATTCCAAGTCTAACCAGATAGGTATACCACCCTCAAACAATGTGGCGTCTTGCCCCAAGTCTTCGTCACTCATAGTGTCTCTTCCAACAATTTACTAAGTGGTGACTACAACATAACATACGCCACCTAGTGCCGCAACCCCTAAGACACTTGACATGGTAATATATTTTCAACCCACCACTAGAGGTAGGGTGTTTACAGTTTC